ATACAAAATCGTTAATACTGAGAATTTATAGATTGCCAATAGCAAATCATACAAAATGCCCAAAGGAGGAAAAAGCGATCCTGAACCATCCATCAACGTTGTTGCCAGTGCCGCATTCGAAGATGATGAGATCGATTATCATTTTACAGCAGGGGATGATGGAGGTGCTCCATTCAATCCCATGACTGCTTATAAAAGGTTCATGGAAGTCCATGGCAAGGAACTAAACCTGCCCAATATCAAGGTCTTTTTCTTGAAGGCTCGCCAGGCAAAGGAGATAATGCGGTCCAAGGCAAAGTCAGAAATGACTTTTACTTTCGGATCTCTGACTCTGACCTTCAAGAACACCCATCATCCATCTAATCGTCACCTGGCTGTTGAGCAGGACGACTTGACTATCAACAGAGTCACCGGATTTATGGCTCATGCTATTTTGCTGACTCATAGAGACCCAAAGCATAAGGATGCAGTTGAAAAAACTATCATTAATCCAATTGCGGAATCAAAAGGTGTGACCTGGAAAGAAGGGGCAAATGTATATCTTAGTTTCTTCCCTGGAACTGAGATGTTCATGCTCGAGTTCAAGTTCTTCCCGCTTGCAGTTGGATTAGCTCGCTGCCATAAGGAAAAAATGGACACCGAATACTTGAAGAAGCCAATGCGCCAGATGCTCACTGATGGAACAAAGGCACAGGTTTGGCTAGGTGCTAAGATTGAAGAGATCAGGAAGGCCTACAAGGTTTGCATGAACCTTAAATTTGTCAAGGCTGGGTTCTCTGAGGCTGCAAGAGAGTTCCTAAAGGAATTTGGATTGGACCAGGATAAGAACTAAACAATTCTCTTTTAAGAGATAGGGGTTGGTATTTATATACCAACTCCGACATGTAAACAGCTTAAGTAAGCTGTAATATGAGGTGGGTGGTTGGGGCAAGGTTCAGATCAACTCATTGCAATCTTATTCTTCATTATTCTTTCT